TGGTCCGGCGCTTGCGCCTGACGGGCTGCATGGCGTCGGCCGGGACGGGGCCATGGATGGGCTCAGGAGCCGCGGCGGGTTCGGGCTGGGCGAGGACAGGCTCGGCCGCCTGCGACGCCTCTGCGGGCTCAGGGCGCCCAGTCTGGGGCGTTTCCGGACAGCCGGCGAACAGCGGGCACTCGGGCTGGACCGGACCTTCGGGCAAACTTAGGTGATGGTGATCCGGATGCACGCAGTCGTCGGCGCAGGCGCTCTTCTCCCGGGCGTTCGGTACCAGGCTGGCATTGATGTACGACTTGAACACCGCGGAGACCCGGGCCAGGTCATTGGGGAGCAGATCGCCGAGCTGCGCGTCGAGATTGAGTTCCGGCGCGCCGCCGATCACCGCGAGCATCGCGGAAAGGGCCCTGGCTTCCTTGGGGCGCACTTCGGACAGGTTGAAGGAAACGTTGATCACTGGTGGTCCTCCTTGTGGGTGTGTTGAAAGATTAGGTTCCCGTTACGGCATTCGCAACAGAAATTTTAAAATATTTTCGCAAGCTCGCGGATCTTGCGGATGAGTGCGGCGTTCACCGGCTCATCGCTGGAGTTGTGCAGGCTGAATACCCGCACTCTGACTGACTTTGACTGGCCGTTGCGATGCACGCGGGCGACGGCCTGGGCGTTGTCGCTGGGAACCCAGCTGGACTCCAGCAGGCCCACCTCGCTGCAGCTGTCCTGCATGCCGTTGACGCCCACGCCGGCGGCCGTGATATTTCCGACGATGACCCGGCAAGATGGGTCCTTGCTGAACCGATCGATGTTGGCCTGGCGCTGGGGCCCGGGCGTCTTGCCGTAGACGGAAACGGCGCCGAAATTGGCCAGGGTCTTCTGCGCACCTTCAACTACTGCCTGGTGGACAGCAAACAAGACGATCTTGTCCAGGGTGCCCGACTCCAGTTCTTCCTGGATGATCTTCAGGGCGCCTGGGAGCTTCGCCAGACCGGTGTATCGGCGCAGGGTGGCCATCGCCACACCCTCGGTGTCCAGGACGCCCTGGACGGCCTCTGGCGCGATGGCGGCGAGGGCTTGGGACAGCGTCTGCTCACCCACCCGGATTTCCTCCACCTCGGTGGCGCTCATCGGCACCGGGCTCGCCTCGACGGCAACTTCAACGAAGCGGATAGGTGGCAGATCCTGCTGCACGTCTGCCTTCATCCGGCGCAGCATGAACTGGCTGAGCAGACCTTTCAGCTCATCGACGTTTTTGCTGCCGACGATCTTGACGTCAAACTTTCCCTCGACGCAGACGCAGTAGCGCGCCACGAAGTCATAGTAGCCCATCGTGATGATGCCGGCGCTGCGCAGGTGGATCCAGAGTTCGCTGACGTTGTTGGGGGCTGGGGTGCCGGATAGGCGCCAGATCCGCTCGGCGTTGCCGGCGATGCCAAGGTCGTTGACGTTGTGGCCAAACACTGCGGTGGTGCGTCCGGCGCCGCGGTCCTTCAGGTATTGGGCTTCGTCCAGGACGAGAACATCCCAGCGGGTGGCCTGGATCGCGCGGAGGAAGGCCTGGCGCTTCGCTTTGAGCTGGCGCGCGGCCTTGGCCTTGGCTTTCAGCGCCGGGTCTTCCGGTGCCTTCTTTGCGCGCTTCTCTGCCTTGGTGGCCGTGGGCGCCACCAGCAGATCATAGCTGCAGATGACCACGCCTGTGGTTGGCACTTCATCCTCTCCGGTCATCAGCACCCGGCAGGGCCGGTCCATCGGGCTGAACTTCTGGAACTCCCTTTCCCAGTTGACCCGCACGCTGCCCGGGCATAGCACCAGGATCCGGTCGGCGCCAATCAGGTCGGACGCAACCACCGCCTGACACGACTTCCCAAGGCCCATGTCGTCGGCAAGGAAGGCCTGCGGATGGGCGGCCAGGTAGTCGGCTCCGGTCAGCTGGTAAGGATAGGGCGTCTCAATTTGCATCAGTGTTTCACCTTGTGCGCCCGGCCGGCCTTGAACCCAGCGCGATAGGCTTCGCTGAGCTGACGTTCGAAGACGGTCAGGGTTTTTGGCAGGAACCAGCCGAGTTTCGTTCGCATCCATGCCTGGAAGGCGCGCTTGATCATTGAGGGTGGCTCCTGGACAGGCTGGGTTAAAGGGTGATGTGGCAGCCTGCCAGAACCTTCGACAGCACTTCCTTCGCCTCGGTTCCGCTCAAGAGGTTGGTCCCGACACGCCCCGGTCCCTGGCGGGTGGCGCACAGGTCTGCGCACACGCTGTCGGGCAGAGGGCAGGAGAGGAATCGATCAACGAGGATGTCGATCTGGGATTTAAGTTCGGGAACCGGACCATCAATGTCCAGCGTCCGGGGAGCCGGGCAATTCGGCATTTGAAGATAGGCTTTCATTTCGGGGGTCATGATTTTCTCCTTGGGGTCCAGGGCTGCGCCTGGACAAGATCAACGGATCTGTTGGCGGGGCAGGATGACTTCGGCGCACTTGGGGCACATAACACTTGTTCCCAGTGCCCTACGGAGGGAATCCCGCTCTGCCACTAGGGCTTCAATGCCGCCATGGATGCTGGTGGAGAAGTCCCCTGCATGGTCCAGGATGGCTCGGCAGTACATCAACTCGTCCATTCCCTGAATGGCGCGGCACCGGATTAACTCGTCCATTTCCTGAGACACTTTGGATGATATTTGGGACGGACGCCAGACTTCCGGGTTTCTCGCTGCAATGCTTGCCTCAAGATCGTCTCTGTTCATGACTCACCGTTCCCAGGGCAGCGGGAGGGCCCGCTCCCATGCGAAGGGGGACTTGGCGCGGTCCCGCTTGATCCGGCGGCGATCCGCCTTGGTCCAGGTCATGTGGTAGGAATCGTCGAAGGCAGGCATCACTCACCCCACCCTTTCGGCTTCGGGATGATCCTCCAATTCAGGACGGACCCAAGCGGCGCGACGTTCTCCCAGATGCAGTCCTTGGGCAACGTGGCTTTGAGCATTTCCTTGCTGGTCATGGTTCCTCCAGATGGACAGAAGCAGCACGGCTGCTCAGTCAAAGGTTCCGTTTCTGTAAAAACAACGGAACCTTCTTATCTATAATACTCAATCGGCACCGGCCCGTCAAGATCAATTTTCAATTCTTGCTAGTCGTCTCCACACTCGGCCTTGAGAGGTAATTGCTTTGGGTTGACACGGCTCTACGTCCAGGATGGGGTAGCCATACTTGATCATACCAGGAAACACATCCCACATCGGACCTTCTGGAACCATGTGCTGTGACTGATCCTGACGGAAGTCTCGGTTGTCCCGATAGATGATAGGCTCACCCAACGTGCAGTAGCCAACGAGGGTAGCGGGACCAACTCCAGTGCGAATGATACCAACTCGCTCACCTATGTGAGACCTCAGAGAATCTGAGTTCCTGGTTTCGATCTCTTTTTCACCCCGGAGGATCCAATCAGTGAATGGAGCCGCAGAGTCGTTGACGTTGAACCCCATGGTGGGCTGTCCGGATGCAATCATGTAGGTCCGCTTGATGGCCTTTTTCAAATCAGCAAGGTTCTTACACATCAGGAAGTCTTCAAGATCGAGCCTCCCCTCAACCAAATACCCGAAAATTATGTATTTGGGTTGAGTCTCAGCAAAATGTTTCCAGAGCGTGTCGAACTGCATGGCATTGCAGCCCCCCATATCCGCATAGCCCTCTTTTCCATACATGCCAACTCGAATCCACCCTGCATTGTAAGCTGAGTCAATCCCGCCTTTAAAGTATTTTTCGGCTACGATGTCATGATGTTCTTCATGCTCTCCGGGCTCACCATCCAGGTCCACTGCACCATTAACCGGAATCCACTCCCCCTTGGCGTTGATCCACCCACGGTCATGAAACAGGGCCGCGATTTTCCCATGCGCCTGAACGGGCCAGTTAGGGTGCTCCGGTGCTGGGGCCTGCTTGAAATCCTTTAACTCATTCTTGGCAAAGTCCACGATGGGGCCGCTCATCAGCCGAGTAAGCTGGGGGTTCCATACGGCCCCTTCGTTGTAATCTACCGCAGCGACTGGCTTCCCCTCTTCCATTACAAATCGGACTTTACCAAAGTAATATTCGGCCTTGTCCCTCA